AATGAACAGTACGATGCGTTTAAGACATCAAGTTATATGGGCTTGTTATATCAAAACAAGTGCGTTATACTAGGTGTTCACGGTGAAGAGGCGAAAGTCTTGGAAGTAACGGAAGGTATAGACATTGATGTTCTACATGATGTTTACTTTCCATTTATTGAAAACTCTGAGGAGAATGTTCTATGCGAATGATTGACGGTATACCCCAGGTTCTTGAAGGACTTGCATACTATCCACACGTTAAGGTTCCTGTGCCTAACTACCAGCAGACAGCTAACGGGTATGAGATTAACCTTGCTGTGTCTGATGAACTATTCCAAAAGTTCAAGGATGCTGGATTTAACGTAGGCTTGAAGGAAGCTGGTCGTGCCAAGTACACTGAAGATCCAGTGATTCACTTCTATCAATGGGAGATCAATGGTAAGGGTGAGCCTAATCCTGTACCTAAGCTCGTTGATATTGATAAGAACGAGATAGATGTGCAGATTGGTAACGGTTCTAAGGTTGCTGTGCAGTGGCGAGCAGCTACGTATGGTCCTAACAAGCAGTACAAACGTGCTATCTTGGAGGCTGTGCAGATCTTAGAGCTTGAAGAATACGGTGCTTCTGGCAATGAAACTACACTAGCGTTTTAAAGGAGTATATATGTTAGAACAAGAAGAGCAGACTAGGACGGTTACCTTTCTATATGACGAGAAAACTTATGACGCTAATAAGTTTACCAAGGATGGGAAGTATGCTGTCATTAGGATAAGCCGCTTAGACGCAGAAATTAAAGCTTTGCTAGAGCAGGTTGATGATAAGCGAGCAGCAGCTATGACCTATCAAACAACCATAGTTTCACAGCTAACCGAGGATATGCTGGTCGATGAGGCGGCAGCTGAACCTGATTTATTTGAAACCAATAATGAAGAAACTTAAATCTGAAAGGGGGCTGTAAAAGCCCCTTATTTTTAGGAGGTTCAATGTCTTTTGTAGAAACACACAAAGACTGCCCAACTTGTAATCACAGAGAATGCTTAGGTGTTAACGAAGATGGTAGCGCGAAGTGTTTCTCATGTGGTACATACATTAGAAACTATACAGGAGAAGCTATGGAAAATACTCCAAGGCTTGTTAAAGATACCGCAACAATTAGAGAAGGAGATTTTTATGCCCTAAAAGATCGTGGAATTAGTTTGGCAACTGTTAAGAAGTATGGCGTTAGGTCTACACATAACAGTAACGGTGACACAACACGGCACTTCTATCCATATTACAACGGCTCTGAGGAAGTCGCATACAAGACACGAATCGTAGACATTAAAGGTTTTACTGCCGCTGGTCCTATCTCTGACTGTGGCCTGTTCGGACAGCAGACTGTTGGTGATAAAGGCGGCAAGTACATTACGCTTACTGAAGGTGAGTGCGACGCAATGGCAGCATACGAGTTGCTAGGCTCTAAGTGGCCTGTAGTGTCTATCAAGAATGGGGCACAGGGTGCAGAGAAAGATGTTAGAAATGAGATAGAGTTTCTTGAAAAGTTCGATAATATTATTATCTGTTTTGACAGTGACAAACCTGGACAGGAGGCCGCTAAGAAAGTAGCTAGGCTGCTCAAGCCTAACAAGGCTAAGATTATGGTCATGCCTGATGGTTATAAAGATGCCAATGACATGTTACGAAAGAATCAGCATGGTTCTTATGTGAATGCTTGGTGGAATGCTAAGACATACACACCTAGCGGCGTGCTAAATGTTAGTCAGAATAAAGATAAGTTCCACAACAGAGTTAAGAAGAAAACTATTCCATACCCTTGGGAAGGCTTGAATAAGAAGCTAGAAGGCTTACGTCAGGGTGAGCTAGTATTACTTGCAGGCGGCACAGGCTTAGGTAAGTCTAGTGTTACACGCGAACTAGAACACTGGCTTATAAAGCAGACTGAGGACAACATAGGTATCGTAGCTCTTGAAGAAGATTGGACTAGGACCGTTGATGGTATCCTTTCTATCGAAGCTAATGCTAAGTTGCACATTGATCGTGTACGAGAAGAACATTCAAAAGAAGAGCTAGACATTCTTTTTGATGATCTGTTTGTGGACAATGACAATCAAGATAGGGTGTGGATACACGCACACTTCGGCTCCAATGACATTGACGGTATCTTTTCAAAGCTCCGGTACATGATCGTGGGATGTGAGTGTAAGTGGATAGTGATAGATCACCTACACATGATGGTATCTGCTACGCTTGAAGGTGATGAACGACGCTCCATTGACTCCATCATGACTAGGCTCCGTAGCCTTGCTGAAGAGACAGGAGCAGGTCTTATACTGGTGTCACACCTACGGCGTATAGATGGTAACAAAGGCCATGAGAAGGGCGCAGAGACAGACCTGAGCCACCTCAGAGGCAGTCAGTCCATTGGACAAATATCGGATTGCGTTATAACTCTTGAGCGTAATCAACAGTCTGATGATCCAGTGGTGGCCTCTACTACTTGTGTCCGCATCTTGAAGTCTAGATACACAGGCGATGTTGGTGTCGCTACCTACCTCCAGTACGACAAGGATACTGGTAGGCTTAGGGAAGTCGATGACACTGACATAACTTTTGAAGAAGAACCAGGGTTGGCTTTTGAATGAAGTTATTATTTGACATAGAAACTGATGGCTTAGATGCCACTAAGATATGGTGCCTAGTAGCACAAGAAGTGGATACAGCTCAGGTGTGGTCGTATGGCCCTGATGATATTGAAGAAGGTGTTAAGCTTTTGAACAACGCTTCGCAGCTTTCGGGACATAACATCATTGGCTTTGACATACCAGTGCTTGAGAAACTCACATCTTTCAAACTAGCTCATCAAAAAATAGTAGACACTCTTGTATATTCTAGACTATTTAATCCTGTACGTGAAGGTGGTCATAGCCTTTCAGTATGGGGATCTAAACTAGGTCTGGCTAAGATTGAGTTTAAGGAGTTTGATTCATACTCAGATGATATGCTTGAGTACTGTAAGCGTGACGTAGCTGTTAACGTGAAAGTATATAAAGCATTACAGAGAGAAGGCGTAGGGTTTAGCCCTGAGTGTATGGCGCTTGAAGAAGAAGTAGCTCAGATACTCAAGAAGCAGGAGCAGCAAGGCTTTTACTTCGATGAATATAAGGCAACGATGCTGCTGGCTCTTATGCGTGAGAAGATGGCAGAGACAGAGGCTGAAGTATGTAAGGTGTTCAAACCTAAGATAGATGAGCGTCTGATATATCGTAGAGAAAATGCTGGCGGTGGCATTGCCAAGACAGGTAGCTGGGATACACCTTCAGGTAAAGGCGTTAGGCTTACGGCTGAAGAGTATGAAACCCTTTCGCAACCTGCTGTGTTCTCTACAACTAGGACTACGACAGTAGACTTCAACATAGGATCTAGGAAACAGGTTGGAGAATACTTAGTAGAGTTTGGATGGAAGCCTAAAGAGTTTACTGTCAATGGTAGACCAGTGGTTAACGAGAAAACTCTTTCTTCTATTGAAGGTATACCTGAAGCAGAGCTAATCAAAGACTATCTGATGTATCAGAAACGTGAGGCACAGATAAAGTCTTGGATAGAAGCCGTTAGAGAAGATGGTAGGGTTCATGGCTTTGTAATACCTAACGGTACTATAACGGGGCGCATGACTCATCGTGAACCTAACATGGCTCAAGTACCCAGTTCCAACTCACCATTTGGAGAGGACTGTAGAGCTTGCTGGACTGTACCCAAGGGATACAAACTGGTGGGTATAGACGCCAGCGGCCTAGAACTTAGGATGCTTGCTCATTATATGGAAGACGAGGACTATACTAATGAAATCATTAACGGAGATGTACACACCGCTAATCAAAAACTTGCGGGACTTGAATCAAGAAATCAGGCTAAGACATTTATCTATGCGCTCTTATACGGAGCAGGAGATGAAAAGCTTGGAAGCGTGGCTGGAGGAGGCAGAGCAGTTGGTCAGGGACTTAGAAAATCTTTCTTTGATAATCTTCCAGCATTTACAAATCTCAAAAACAAAGTTGCGAGAGCGGCAGGTCGAGGCTACCTCAAAGGGCTAGATGGTCGAAAGCTCTTTGTAAGATCAGAACATTCAGCACTTAACACTTTACTACAAGGTGCTGGTGCTATTGTTATGAAGCAAGCCTTGGTGCTGTTCAATGATGAGCTTGAGAAGGAAGGCTTAGACGCTCACTTTGTATGTAACGTACATGATGAGTGGCAGCTTGAGGTTCTTGAGAAAGACGCTGATCGTGTAGGTAAGATGGGTGTCGAAGCTATTATAAATGCTGGTGATTATCTTTACCTTAATTGTCCACTAGACGGAGAATATAATGTCGGAAACAACTGGTCGGAGACACACTGATGTCAGAGATGGATGACAATTTAGAAGCTTGGTACAGACTTGCTGATGATGAAGCAGATGAAATGTTTTTAGCATATGATTATGGCCCAATATCTTGGAGAATACAGGATGGGATAAGATGGGTATACGTCCATGAAAATATTTGGGTTTCAGAACTAGGAGAATATGAAGAATGGTAGCGTCAAAAACAACTGGTCAGAAACCCACTGATCCAAATAGAATAGGTGACATATCAGAATACTATGCAGTAACTTGGCTATGGGATAACGGCTATGAAGTGTTCATGAATGCTGGAGCAACTGGTGCCGTTGATATGATAGCTGTAGATAAGTCTGGTAAATCTATTTTGATAGATGTGAAAACTATGCAGAAAGATTACAGATCACCTACGAATATTTACAGTATAAGACGGGTACGTAGTAAAGAGCAGAAAAAGCTTGGCGTACACTTTTTAGCATTCAACCCTGAGACACGTAAGCTGCACTTCGTAAAACATCAAGACCACGGGCCAGAGGTACATCAACATGAACTCTTCTAAAGACTTAGACAGCTTAGTAGATGATATGTACTCTGCTGTCATTGAAGCTACTGACGGTAAAGAGTTACCTGATGAAGCTATAGAGGACTTTGGCGAGCGTATGAAGGACGTTCTTAGAAGTTGGACTGAGCCACACAAGCAGACTAAAGGGCTGCGTATGAGTAGTATAGGCCGTCCTGCGAGGCAGTTATGGTACGACTCTAAAGAAGTAGACGATAGGTACAAACCTAAAGCAGCTACACAGATTAAGTTCTTGTACGGACATATCTTAGAAGAAGTACTGCTGATGCTGGTGAGGCTATCAGGTCATACTGTAACTGATGAGCAGAAAGAAGTAGTAGTTGATGGCATCAAAGGCCACATGGACTGCAAGATAGACGGTGAAGTTATTGATGTTAAGACCGCATCTAACTTTGCCTTCAAGAAGTTCTCTGAAGGTACGCTAATAGGCGACGATAGTTTTGGCTATATAGCACAGCTTTCAGGTTACGAGGCGGCAGAAGGTACAAGTGA